AACGACTTGCAAAGATTTGGTAAAAAACGGGTATTTCGTGGTTTTGTCGTACTGCAATTAGGCGAAGATCGTGGTTTTCGCGATTTGCGATTTGCGATTGGCCGGAGATACGAAACGGATAGCGGCAGGAAGGAGAAGCTACGAGATGGATCAAGAAGGGAAAAAGCGCGGTAGATACTCGATGAGGAAGCCACGAGAGGAGACAGATCCTGGCCCAGTCGAGACGACGGAATGGTCGGACTCGGATCGGGCACATTGCGCTAGCCTCGTTGCCGACTCTCCGTTGTCGGCCGCTGCGACCAAGTCGCTAATCGCTATGCGTGCGACAGAGCTGCATCGCAGACTGACCGAGTTTGACGCCAGGTCGCTTACCGTTGAAGAAGAACGGATACAGGTCGCGATGTCGAGGCAATATCAACGCTGGCTCGAGGCATTGCGTGTGGCCGATCGGTGTGACGATTCGGATGAGGAGTCGCTATAGTTGCCAACGCTAGCGGAAATGGTCTCGTTTTGCGAGCGTCACGTTCGCACTCGTGACGGTGCTAGGTGGAGCCTCTCGGGTCGGGAATGGGTTCGCGATCAATTTTTCCTGCCGGCCGATGGGTTCAAGTTGTGGCGCCCGCGCGATCGCCCGGCGTGCGCGTCTTGTCTCGAGCTCGTCGGACAGATCGTAGAGACCGCGCACGACAACACAACGACAGCGTGCGAATGCGGCGGGCTCGACGCAGAGCCGATTCTGGTTACGATTTTGAATCTCGATCGCGGTGACGGAAAGACACTCAATATGGCTGCATATTCGCTGGCGCATCTCGCACTCGGCAGGAACGACAGCCAGGCCGCGCTGTGGGCGTCTGAAGATCAGGGGACGCAGGTTTTCAACGAGACGTGGCTTCCGGCGATAGAGCAGAGCGCGGCGCTGCGCAAACGAATGAGTGTCTACGGCTCGCCGCCCCAAGTTCACTGTCAATCTACGCGGTCTAGGCTTGAGGTGCTTACCTCCTCTCATCGATCGTTGACCGGGCGTCGGCGCCGACGCTTGTTGGTAGACGAGGCGCGCGATGTCGAGGCGCGATCGCTCACCGCCCTACTGCCGTCAATTAACGCGATGCGCGGAGTTGAGTGTCCGCGCGGATGTGTGCAACTAACACCCGAAGACGTAGCCGCACGCACCGAGCCATTGCCTAAGACATGCGCGCAATGCGGAGGTCATATCGAAGAATGGTGGCCGCGGCTTATCATTGCGAGTGCGTGTGGTACGCTGAATGGGACGGAGAAAGACTGGCTCCACGAGCTCGTTGAGGAGATATCAACGACGCCACACCAAAACTATCATCTGTTCACGCCGGAAAAGTGGGGCAGGGAGTTGAATCCGCGCAAGTCGGCGCGCGTAACGTCCGCAGTCACTGACGTATTCGGGAAGCTTCCTTCGACGCAGCATTATGTCGAGGCAGAAATGGGCGGGCGGTGGACGAGGAAGGGACAAGACGTGATTACAATTGCAGACTTGAAGCGAGTGATGTCGCGAGATCTCGTCAACGCAGATGATATTGTCGGAGCGCGGGCAGTCGGCTTCCTCGATACGTCGACGACGGTCGAGAAAACGTCACTTGTTATATTGACCGAAGACGCGCATGATGGCTCCGACGCTGGCGAGAAGAAACCGTGGGAGCGAGTGACGCTATCGCATCTCGAGTATTGGTGGCCCGGTCACAATTGCGGTAAGCTTGTGCCGGCAGATCGGGTGCAGTACGCGTTAGAGACAGTGCTCCCGCTCTATCCCGGACTAGTCGATTTCGCGATCGACGCCAAGGCGGGGGTGTCTCGCGATCCGGAATACCTGTGGCCATCGCTTATGTTGCGCGAGCTGCGCAACGGAACGCAACCGTGGCGCAGGAAGTTGAGAACGTGGACAGGTGGGCGAGACGGTAGCAATGATGACGGATGGGATCTATTGATCGAGCGTATCATGATGGGCACTATCTCGTTGCCATACTCGACGGAAATAATCGAGGAGGTCAAGGGTCTAGCGATGGTGGTGCGTGGCGATGATCGGGCGAAGGTTAGAGATCGAAATCGCGAGATCATGCACCGGGATATCACGCAAGCCCTGGCGTGCGCGTGCTACATGCTGACGCGCCTGTCCGAGCGCGAGCGGAGGGGACAATCGTCGATCGCCGAGAGGGTGCGCCGCAGCGGCACACGGCCTGCGACGGTCGTGGCGCGCGCCCGCGGTCAAAGCAAAATTTTCGGCAACACAGGGGAAAATTCCTGGTGAGATATCTCTTGACATTTGACTACAAAGCGTGCTAAGACTAAAGGAATGGGTATAGCTATGACGACTCTTAGACGCGCTTTAGGCGTCGGCGAGAACCGAGTTGCCGCAATTTCCCCCGCGCTAGGCACGCGTCTGGCTGCCGTCAGGGCCGCATCTGCCAGGTCGGACAGCGCGTCCGATGCGGCTCGATCGCGGAGGGTATCTGGTGCCGGAACGCGGATCGTAACCGGGTACGTTTCCGGCGTCGACCAAAATGCCGATTGCCGCGGCTCGAAATGGTACGGCTCGTCTGGCACGCTAGGGATAGCGCAGAAAATGTTGCGCGATGCCCACGTCAGACAGAGCCTGGCCGCAATCTACTCTCCGTTGCTGTCTGCTGCGTGGCGATTTCGACCGGCGTCTGATTCTCCGCTCGACCGAGAAATTGCAGCGTTCTGCCAATGGGCATTCGTCGACCGTCTGCCGTGGCTTGATATACTCAAGCGAATCATACTCGACTATGGGTCGTGCGGGTTCGCGCTTGTCGAGATGACCGACGATGCAGCAGCGGTGTCTCGAGATAGATTCGCGTTGCATCCTGGCGGGGGGGTTGGCATAGTGCCGACCGGCTTGCATCAGATTGCGCCGTGGTCCGTGTACGGTTGGGAGCAGGATACGTCAGATCCGGCACGAATCGCGGCGGTCGTGCAGCATGTCCAAGGGTCTGACGGAGAAACGCCTGGTTGGCGGACTATCGCCGCGGACAGAATCCTGCGCTGGACATGGGACCAGGACGCCGCGAACTATGAGGGCATGGCGGTGTTGCGCAGCGCGTACGGTGCATGGAAAATGAAAATGGCGTTTCAGGCCATCGCCGCCATCAAGCATGAGCGCCTCGCCGTGCCGACGCCAGTTGCGATTGCCAGCGAAGATGCGACAGACGACGACGTCCGCGCCGTCGAGGCAGTGCTCGAAGAGATGCGCTCGAATCAACGCGGATATGCCGTGTTCGACAGCGGCTGGACTTTCTCGTGGCAGGGTGCGACGACCTCCTCTGGCAGTAACGTCGAGGCTGCGATTGCTGCATGTAATGCAGAGATTGCCTACAACGTGTCAGCCGGGTTCATGCTGCTGGGCCTGCAGGGAGGAGGCGGATCATACGCGCTAGGCGCGACGCAGCAGGGTCAATATCACTTGGCCGAGAAAGCACACGCCAGATTCCTCGAACGCGGCTGGAACTTGGGGTGTGACGGCTGGTCTCCGGTCCGACGCATCGTCGAGCTGAATTATGGTGTAGGCGTTAGTATGCCGAGCCTCGAAGCGCGGAATTTGCCGACCGCTCCATGGCAGGACAGGATCCCAATCTTAATAAATGCTGCGAATGTCGGTCTCGTTCGCCGTGATGCGCGGCTCGAGTCAGCGATAAGAGAAGCGCTCGAATTCGATCCGTTCGATGCAGAGACCGAGCTTCCGGGCCGCGCACCAGTAGAGCTGGTGCCCGACGAGCGCGATCGAATCACGGATCAAGATCCGATTGACGCAGTAGAACCAGAAGTAGACGACGAGTCAGATTACGTCGAGGAGGACCAATGAGCAGCGATCCTGTAATGGGTTTGTCTAGTGAAATTTGGGCGATTGATCAACGCGCGATTTCGGACTTGCTCGCGACAGTTAGGAGTCTTGACGTATCAGCTGCGGCCAAAGCGGCATACCGTCCTCCGACAGCTGCCGAGCTCGAACCTTATTCTGTGAGAGATGGCGTAGCACACGTTTCCGTGAAGGGCCCGATCTTGAAAACCGCGTCGGCGCTGCTGAGATATTTCGGCATCGAACACGCTGCTGCTGCTGACATCGGGGCGGCAATCGATCTCGCTGCATCTGACTCGGATGTTGCGTCGATTATGCTCGACGTAGATAGTCCCGGCGGAACCGTGTCGGGTGTTGCTGAGGCGGCCGAGCGAGTGTATGCCGCAAGGTCGGCTAAGCCTGTTGCCGCTCACGTGTCGGATCTTGGCGCGTCAGCCGCGTATTGGCTTGCTGCGCAGGCAGACACTGTGACCGCTTGTCCGTCTGCAGAGGTCGGATCGATCGGAGTCTATAGTGTCGTCGAAGACTCGTCTCGTGCCGCGGCCAACGAGGGGATAGTCGTCCACGTTGTCGCTAGTGGTCCGCTAAAGGGGGCCGGTGTTCCCGGCGCTCCGGTAACCGACGATCAGATCGCCGACGTTCGCCGAGGTGTGGAAGCGTATAATGATCTGTTCGTTTCTGCTGTTGCTTCTGGTCGCGGAATATCAATCGATGCAGCGCGAGCAATGGCCACAGGACAAGTCTGGCTTGGCGAGGAAGCGAATAAGATTGGCCTGACCGATGGTGTTTGCTCTGCTGAGCAAGCACATCTCAGCGCTGCCCGGCGTGTTCTCCCCTTTTCCGCGCCGGGAGCCGCCACTATGGCTATTGGGACCGAGCATGCGGGAGCATTGTCGCTGCTGCATGGTGTTGTTGCAACCGTAGCGCCGGGAGCCGGCGCAGAGGAGAGAGAAATGTCATTGAATCCGACCGTCGCCGGCACTGCTGATGTCGGCAACCAGGAAGTGAAGGAGCGCGAGCTGGTCTCAGCGCGCGCAGAAGCTGACGTGCTCAGGGCCACGCTCGCTGCTGTCAGAGCCGCACAGCGGGACAACGCGCTGGCACTGGCGCAGGCCGCCGGAAAGGTCACTCCCGCGATGATGGAGAGCATGCAGAAACTGGGTGAAGCATACGGCGACAACGTTGCAGGTTTCGAGGCTGCGCTTGCCGCGTTCCCGGTCGTCGTGCGCGCCGAGCGAGCTAGCGTCGTCGCGGTCGTCAGCGCGAATGCCGTCGCGTCGGATGGCGAGGAGCAGGTTGCTCGTTGGCTCGGCACGTCTGCTGACCGCATTGCAAAGATCGACGACGTTCGCGGCGTTCGCGCGGACGGGCAGGTCGAGATGAGCGATGGCAGAATCATGAGCCGCGACGCGTGGCGAAAGCTTGTTGGGTTCGTTGCTGCGCTGTTCGTGATCTTGTTCGCCGGCGACGTTTCCGCTGGCGCCCTGTCTGCCGCCAGACAGACGTCGAGCAAGAGCTTGGGCGACATCAAGACCTACAAAGTCAAGGCGTCTCATACCGTCTATGCTGGTGGCTTGGTCATGATCGACAGCGCCGGCTATGCTCACGCCGCCGAGGCGAGCGCGAGCAATAACGGCGTTGTTGGCGTCGCGGTCAAGACCGTGATTGCCGCGGCGTCTGGTACCTATTGGGTCGAAGTACAGTCAGGCGTTTTCAAATTTAAGGCGACGTCAATCGCGATCACTAGCGTTGCAGACATCATGTACGCGTCAGATGATCAAACCTTTGACGAGACGCCTGGCGCCAATGAGCCCGTTGCCGGGATTTTGTTGGAGGTGGTGTCGTCGACGGAGGGTTGGATTTTTGTCGCTTCGTATCTGCCGAGCCGCGTATATTCGACTGCTGACCCGATGTCGCTGACTGGAGACCTCACCGTTGCCGGCGGCGCCGGCGCCATTACTCTAAGCGATACTAATTCGTCGATTGTTTTGCACGACAACGACAGTACTGCTCTCCTTGTCGGGTCGACTGGCACTCTCGATCTGCTCACTGTCGATACTACTGACGGTGTCGAGGGTCTGTTGCTCAGCGGCTACTCGACGCAAGTCGATCAGCTCAAGACCTGCTACGGCACGAGTGCTGATGCATGTTTCGAGTACGACACTAGCCAGACTCCTGACTCGTTTGTTATTGGCCTTGGCGCTGATAGCGAGGGGTTGATCGTCTGTCAGAAGGCCGACATGGCAACTGATTTTACTCATGCCGACCAGGCTAACCCGACGTTGTGGGTCCAGTCTGCCGATGCGACCACCGTCGCGCAGTACGTTTCGATCGCCCACGACCAAACCGACGCACACATTAATACCGGCGCCGGAGATCTGCACCTTGAGCCAGCTGGTTCCGACGTGAAGGTGACTGGTCGCGTTTCCGTGACTGACTCGATTGCTCTGAGCGACGGCCTGACGATTGACCAGAGCGCGAACAATAAGCTGTCGGTCGCCGAAAACAGCGAGGACTTTGAGATCACGATCTCCAACGATGCTCTCGCGCTGTCGTCGACTACTGGCGTTGTTAGCTTCGATTTCGGCGCCGTGCTGCCAAAATCGACCGGCACCGGCGCGCTTGGCTGGGCTGTTGTGGCTCTCGCAAACACTGCGTGCAATTCGACTTGCACGCATGCCTGTGTGTTTGGACAAAACACGGGCGACATGACCATCGTCGGTTGTGCTGACGCCGCCGCTGATGTGTGCGTTTGCGCTGGCGCAAACTAGTAGAAAAAAAGAAAGGACGGAGAAGAGAAAATGTCAATCCTTGCAAATCCAATCCAACTACAGCGTGGGTTGAGAAACGTATTTATCGAAGCGCTCATGGCGAACAGCCCTCTGCTGCTGCCGTCGATCGCAACCTATCTCAGCAGCGATGGCGATCGCGAGAATCTCGCATGGCTCGGTGACGTGCAGGGCGTGAGCGAGTTCCTGGGTGAAGTTCAATTTGACGGTTTGTCTGAAGCGTCGTTCGAGGCGATCAACAAGAAATATACTGGTGGTATCCAGGTCAAGCGCGACGATCTCGCTGACGAGAAGACCGGCGGCATTGCAATCCGCATCCAGGACCTTGCTCGAAGGGCTGTGCAATACTGGGACGAGATGCTAGTTGAGGTGCTCGTTAACGGCACGACTTACGAGAGCTATGACTCAAACGCTCTGTTTTCAGCGACGCATCCGGCGCGCGGAAGCAGCGGCGTGCAAAGCAACCTGGTTTCGTACAGCGGCAGCAGCACCGCCAACGCTCAGACCGATATCGGCGCGAGCATTGCGGCGCTGTCAAACATGCTGGACGAAGCAGGGAAGCCTTGCAACCGTGGGTTCAAATCAATCTATGTGTTGGCTCCGCCTGCGCTCAGCAAGCCGATCTCTGAAGCCGTTACTGCTGGCGTCGTCGCGAACACCAGCAACGTGCAATTCAGCGGCATGCAGGTCGAGATCATCACCGAGCCGCTGCTGACCGCTACGAGCGCCGCTGAATATTACGTTGGGATCAAAGACCTTCCGGTCCGCGGTCTGATTCTGCAAGAGCGCGAGCCTGTGACGTTCGAGTCCCTCGAAGACGGCGACACTGCGTTCTCGAAAGAAGTCTATTCGTACAAGGTCCGCATGAGAGGCATCGCAAAGCCGGGCCGCTGGCAGCGTATCGTGAAGGTGGCTTAGTAGTATTTGTCTTATGGTGGGGCGGGCGCCCTCGGCTCGCCCCGTTTTTTGGAGGTACCAGTGCACTACGAGATCAGATCTAAGGGGCTCAGGCTCGAGATGCGCGATCGCGGTGCGCCGGGCCAGCCGATTCTACAGCTGTCGGAAAAATTGTGGACTAGGTTTGAGTTGCTGCCGATCGGCATCGGTCTCGACGATGGCCAGGTCGATGTCCGTGTTGTATCGGATCCGCCTATGACCGCGCCTGCTGTCGTCGCTCCTCCGGCTCCGATCGTAGAGATTCGGCGTTATCGCAAGGGCAGGAGGGGTTAGCGCGTGGGAACGTACGCCTCATATGCCGATGTGCAAGCGCGGATCCCAGGTCGATCGATCTCGGCTACGACCAAGCCGTCGTCGACGCAAGTCGATGCCTGGGTCGACGAAGCTGAGGCGATGATACTTGGGTCTCTCGGCGCTGCTGGCATTACGGCCCCGGCCAGCTCGTTGACAAATCCAGGCAAAATTGTCCGCGCGTGGGTCTGCGATTACGCAGAGGGCATGACACGGATGGCCTACGCGAGCGCTGGCGGCGACGGCGCCAACCAGGACGGCAAGGATCTCAGAGAGTCATTCCGAGCACTGACCGTTAACATCCGTCGCAGCCCGCAGGACTACGGCGCCCTGCTCTCGGCTGGAAGCATCGGGACAGAGAAGAGCTTCTGCCGCGGCGCGAATGTCGACATGACAGCAGACGACTATCTTTCGCCTGAATTTGAGCGAGATCCAGACGATCAAAGCGGGGCCTTCTAATGGGCCGCCCGCGCAAGCCCGGTCCAAGGAGTTATTCGGGCAATTGGACGATGACCATTGCGATCGATCCGCCTCTAGGGGGGATGCTCGCACTAGATGGGGCAGCCGAGAAGGCAGCACAGGATTGGCGCCCGTGCTGGTCTCGGATAGTGCCGCTTATGCGACAGTCGGTGCAGGAAGCCATTGCAACACAGGGCGGCAGTCTCGGATCGTATGCATCGTTCGCCCGACGGTGGCCAGTAGCAGACAGTAGATATGCACGCCGGAAACTGAGGGAAGGGGTTGGCGCAATCGATCTGTTGTACTCTGGACGGCTACGAGACAAGTTGGCAGACGGAGACACAAAGCTGTCTCCGATGACTCTCAGGTTCGGGTTTCGAAACGTGCGCTACGCGGCCGCGGTCAACTACGGCAGTCGACGGCGGCCATTTCTGGCTTGGTCGGCGCCGCTTGTGGAGTCGTGCAGAAAGCAGATGCAGAGCTATGCATACGAGACCGTTAACGGCACGTTGGTTGCCCGATGGGAGCGATCGTAATGGCCGGCGAGCGACTTGCTGACCTAGCCGTCAAGGCGTTGGCACTCACGCTTCGAAATGGGATCGCGGCTCAGTTAGACGCCATTGAGACAGCGCAGAGTCTGACAGCGGGGACGATGGTCGATGTTGCCGAGGTGGTGGAGGCTAATGCGCCAAACGACGTACGCAGCCCACTGATAGAAGTGTTCGACACGTCGGGCGAATGCAACGATGGGCGCGGCGGTGTGTGGCTGTTCCAGCTCGGAGTCGCGCTTTCTATATCTGGAGACGCAGACGTCGTCGCGAACGAGCGATCGCTGAGACGATACGTCACTGCGATAATCTCGACGATACGCGCTGCGCCCGCACTCGGCAACTCTTCGATCATTGCCGCGGACGTAATGACTTACACGGCCGAGGTCTTTCGCGGCGCGGCGAGCGCAACGAGATATGTAGCGATGTTGACCGTTAACGTGCATGTGGACGACACATAGCAGAGGAGAGTGAGATCATGCCAGATGCAGACCGAGTAGTGATTGCCATCCAAGAAATATCGGCGGGCGGAACCGATGCCGACATCGCGTTCACAGCCGCAGACAGTGTCAATGGACACTATTTTTTGAACGACGGGAAGTGCGTGCTGCTAATGAGCAGCTCGGCGGGGAGTAAAACAGCCACCGTCAAAAGCGTTGCGAACAGGAACGGGAGAACAGGAGATATTACCTTGGCCCCTGCTAGCGGAAAAATCGGAGCGGTCGGGCTTTTGAAGCCGGGGCTATACAATCAGACCTCGGCGTTATACCTCGGCAGGGTATTCGTTGACATCGACGTTGCGACGGGCGTTACATTCGCGGTCGTGAAATTCGCGTAGAAGGTAGGAGCCAAGGATGCCAGCAAGAGATGTTATTGCAATCGAGGAGCTCGCTAAATACGGGCAGGGAACGGCGAACATTGCGTTGACGTTTACGCCACTTGTTGCCGCGAACGACGCGTATTTCCTTAATGACGGCAACGTCATTTTGGTATTTCATAATTCGAGCTCCGGGGGTGCCGAGATAGCGACAGTCATCAGCGTCGCCGATGAGGACGGTAGGACGGGAGACATTACCGTTACCGTTCCTGCCGCCTCGGGCGGTGGGGTTCTTGGCATCGCAACCGCTGGTCCGTTTTCACCGGCGCTGTACAACCAGATAGGCGCGTCCGATCTCGGAAAAGTATTTGTAGATACACTGGTTGCGGACCTTAGTGTGTGCGCTCTACATTTCGTGCCTTAGCGGCAAAAGGGAAAAACCATGGCAGATCTACCAGGAAGAAGCTCTCTAGTGTACGTCAGTGCAGCTGGGTCAACCTATACCCAGGTTTACGGCGTAAAAGAATTGGATTTTGGGATTAGCCGAGAGGCAGACGAGACGACCGACCACGACTCGGCTGGATGGAAAACGTCGTCCCCGGGGCTCGGGTCGCTGTCGCTGTCGATTAGCGGAAACTATGACGAGGCCGACAGCGGTCAGGACATCATGCGCACTAGCATCATCGCTGGCACTGTGATCTACTTTAAGTTCCGACCAGCCGTTGGGACATCATACAAGGAGGCAGTTGCGCAGGGAGTGATCACTGGGTTTAAGATTACGCCTGGAAATTCTGGCGTAATTCCGTTCTCGGCCGAGGTGCAGCTGACTGGTGCTCTGACTTGGACCGCGCAGTAATCACATGCACGATGGTCTGTATATATACACATGCACTGGAGAGCGGGGTTAGCAATGGCGAATCCATGTCGTGGCGAAGCAAAACTCTATATCGGCGGTCGTGAGCGTATCGTGGCTTTTGATTTTAATTCGCTCGCCGATCTCGAAGACGTGGCTGGGATCTCGTTCCTCAACTCAGAACAGCTAGAGCAGAGAGTTGGGCTGCGGTTTATCCGAGACGCGTTATCGATCGGACTATCTAGCAGAGGACCGAAGGTGACACCCAGGCAGGTCGGGACATGGCTGTCCGATGATCCTGCCATTATCGGCCCCGCGAGTATGGCTGTACAGCAAGCGATCAAGCGTTTTTTTGTTGGCAGCAATGACGACGCGCCAGCATCGGGCAAGGATGGAGAAGAACAATCGGACCCTCCTGTGGGCACGGAGGGCGCCAGCGAGTAACGTATGCCGGCCTAATGCGACGAGCCGCTCGGGCTGGGATAGACCCCGAGCGGTTTTGGCGGCTCACGTTTTTTGAGCTCGCGCAATATTTGCGCGGAGTAGCGGAGGCAGACCGCGACGATCTGCGGGTGACAGCATGGCATGCCGCGACTACCATAAACGTGCATCTGCGATCAGAGCACAGGGTTTCTCCGCAGCGACTGCTCGGCGAAGAGATCGACGTTCGCGATTGCTCGTCGCTGGCAGAGTTCAAATTGCGAGCTCGGGGGCTGCAAAAGACCGAGAACGAGTAGAGGGAACCAATGGCTGCTGGTAACGTATCGATTACTCTCAGCGCTAGGACGGAGAGTTTTCGCAGCGACATGAAGTCGGCTGTTAGGTCCCTGGGAGACATCCGGCAGTCTGTCGCGTCGCTTAGCGGCAGCGTTTCCGGCGTGCAACAACTGGGTCGATCGTTCGCCGATGTGTCTAAGGCGATATCGTCTGGTGGCATTGGCGATCAGATAGGGTCGATCACGTCAGCAGTCGCTGGATTGATGATGGTCGGGCCAACAATGGCCACTACGTTTAAGTCATTGCCGTTTCTCCTTTCCGGTGTTGCTCCCGTTGCTCTCGCGTTAGGTGCCGCGATCGCCGTGGTCGTGCTCGCTACGGGGCTAATGAGCAAGGCATGGCGATCAGATCTTGGGGGGATGAGAACGAGCATGGGGTCGTTTGCGACCGACGTTTCTGCTGTCTGGAGCAAGCTCACTGGCTGGATGGTAGACATGTGGGACGCGGTCGTGCTGGCGATCAGCAAGGTAAGCAAGGTGTTTGCCGGGCTGATACAGATGGCGCAGAATCCCATGCAGAATCCGTTCGAGGTATGGGATGCGATGTCGGCCGGCGAGGACGCACCAGGCGCGACGCGGTCGCAGGGGCAGGCCGCGGCCGACTTTACTAGGGAGGCGTGGTCAGAGGGGGTCGACAAAATAAAGGACACGTTCGGTGGGATTTTGTCGGGCGCGACGAAAGAGACTGTAGCAGCCGACTTTTCCGTGTCCGCCCCTGGCGTGGGCGCCACCACAGTCAGGTCAGACGTGTCTGGTGTTGGCGGGCTCGGCAAGGGTTTCGGTTTCGCCGAGACCATGTCTATATCCGACGGAGCAGACCAGGCAACGACGTATTACGACACCATCTATAATGCGGCTGGCCAGACTGTTGCAGACGGCCTGCAGGTAATCGGAGATGCAACAGGACAGGTCGCAGAGGGCCTCGTCCCGAAAATGGGCGAGTTTGGCGATGTGATACAGGCCGGCGCGCAGGGCATGCAAGCGGGTCCGATGGGAGCGGTTGTCGCTGTCGTGGTCGAGTTGCTCTCGAAAACCCAGGGGTTCCGGCGCATCGTCGAGGTGCTTAACAGGGTTTTGGCCAGCGTCGTTAGTTCGATCGAGCCTTTCATGTCGGCGGCTGCGGTGCTCGTCGAGGCAGTAGAGCCAATTATAGGTGTACTTTTGCAGCTCGCGTCCTTATTCGGCGGACTGCTGCCCGCCGCCGAATTGCTAAAGCCTGCCGTGAGGGCCGTGTCTAGAATTATAGGGAGCATTGCCGGCGGTCTAAAGGACGCATACAATTGGATGATCGAGAAGTTCGCAGACATCGCCGACATGATTGGGCTTGGCGACGATGTAAGAGATTGGAAAATAAAAGACAAAGAGAAAGACACTCATGCGTTTGACGCGATATCGCAACGCGCGAAAGATCTCGGCATTAGCTGGATAGATGCGATGCGCACGCTTAATGTCAACATAGGCGCAGTCAAGCTAAACACCGCGAAACTCGCGGAAGGCGGAAAGGACGCCGCCGGTGCCAATAGGGACGCGACCGGCAGCGTGTATGATCTGTCTGACTCGTTTCTTGGCCTGGGAAGGACGGTAGACAAGGTTAGCGAGTCACTCACAAATATGCCGTCAGGGTTCCGCGTCGCAATCGCGCGATATGAGGCCAGCGCCGCGGTGATGCCACACGGAGCCGCGGGGGGCGGCATCACTGTCGGGACGATGATCGTGCAGGCCAGCACGCCGGCCCTGGCTGCCGAGATTCGCCGCGGAATGGAGCAGCAGAACCTTGTCGACACAGGGTCGTCCAGCATTAGCACGTCGCCGTTTACCGCGTCTCAAAGACAGCAGGGTTGGTAACCATGTCGTTCCTTTTGATCGATGGACTCGTCATACCTGTTGTTTCGGCGTCTCCTCGTCAGTCGTACGAGGACATCGGCAGACTACAGCGCGCCGCAAACGGGCGCGGTTTGTCAGGGGTGAGAGGGGTTAAGCGCTCGTGGGACGTATTGACACCACCTATGTCAGATGGGGACGCCGAGGCATTGATCGGATTGCTGACCGGCGGAGTCTATTACGACTTTGACAGCGTGCCTTACTCGACGGCTGGATATATCCCGATCTCGTCTGACGTCAAATACGCAGCGGCCGGAAAGGCTGGATCCGGGGCGCTGCAGATGCAATACGACGACCTGCTGCAGCTGGTCGATGCAACTCATACCCCGTTTTCTGTTGGATACGATCTTGCGTGGTCTATCTCGACATGGCTATACGGCACGAGCGCGACAGCTGGCCACGTCTACTATGCAGGCGCGTCTAAGTTGCTGATAGCATCGACCGCAGCGATAACATGGAAGGCCGCCGGGCTGACGCTCACGGCAGGGTCTGGACTAAGAGGATCTGGATCGGCACTGTGGGACCACGTCGTGTGTGTATTGTATCGCAGCGGCGCGGACGCGAAAACGTATGCCGAGCTGTGGCTTAATGGATCCATGGTTGACAGCGACGCCACTGCAGCGGATTATACGTTCCCGGCTCTTGGCGACGAGGCGTCGTTATACATTGGCACCAACGCGGCTGGAGCAGAGATGTTTGGCGACGGAAACGGCACCTCGAAAATTTCGCAGCTGGTCTTTGCTCCGTGTAGATTGACTAGTCGATGGATATCTGCACTAGCCAACAGCAATGCAGGAGTCACGCTTGGCAGCTGGCCGATACACGCGGTATCTGGTGATGTGATCGGAGGTAGGTCGTCAGTATCATGTCATGTCCGTGTGGTATCTACCGAGCCCAGGCAATGCACGCTATCTGGTGCCTGGGCCAACAATGCTAGATCATTGTCTCTGTCGCTTGTCGAGGTGTAGCTGTGGCTAGGATCACGGAGATATTTGCTATTGTGGGATCATACACGTGGTCCGTGCCTCGTTGGCTGCTGCCTCCTGTCTCTGTACGATGCATCGGAGGTGGCGGTGGCGGCGGCAGCGGCATCGAAGGCAGCAAGGGCGGCAGTGGCGGAGGTGGCGGAGAGGTCGCCGAAAGCGAAGTATATGTGTCTCCTGGATCGGATATCGCTATAGTTGTCGGCGCGGGGGGTGCTGGAGGAGCGGGTCGGGGCGTACCTGGAACCGATGGCGCGAACGGCGCCAGCACCACATTTGACGCTACGGTGGTTGTCGCGTCAGGCGGTAGGGGCGGAAAAAAGGACGGCGGCGCGGTAGGGTCCGGGGGCACGGGCGGTACGGGCGACGACACCGAAGATGGTGGTGCAGGTTGCGCGGGCTCGGCAGTGCAGCTCACGGGTGGTGGCGGAGGATCTAGCGGCGGTAGCGGTCCCGAGCCAGGGGTTGCGGCTGTAGATGCTAGCGGGGCAACCGCCCCGGCAGGTGGAGGAGATGGAGGCGACGGATGGATTACGGTCAATACAGATGGCGCATCCGGCAGCTCGCCAGGTGGTGGTGGTGGTGGTGGTGGCGCAGATGGTGGTGGCGCTGGGGAGGACACACTCGGTGGCGCCGGCGCTGCTGGCAAATGTGAGATTAGCTACACTGTAGCCGACTCGACGCGACGCTGCGATCACGTGCATACGTCTCCTGTTGGGTCTGTTTGGACGGGGGTGGGGAGATATGACGGTCACTGGCACTCGGAGTCGCCGGTAGGACCGATTGCCAGCGTGCTAGAGTCGTCTATAGCATACGATGGATCGGCCGATACGCGATATCACGAGCACAATCTGACTCCATTCGGGCCGCTGATTGTGTCGACGCAAGCGCGGTCGCAGTCTCGTGGGCTGGTAGAGCTCGGCGATTATGCCGTACATCTGCGTGTCGACGTCGACAGAGACGGGCTAGGCACGTGGCAATCACTGTGCGACCTGTATGATATCGACTGGGTTATGAGTGCATCAATCAAGGAGTCGATAGATAGCCCGGTTGCGTCGGCGTCGGTCGTGTTGCAGCGCACGTGCGGCGCTCTCACCGTGTCTCCGCACGTGCGCTCGTCGCTCCTTAATCAGGTGTCCGGGGTCTACACTCGTTTGCTGGATCTCGGCCGCGGCATACGCGTCTACGCAGCGATAGCGCCATGCGGCGCGGGCGCAGCATCGGTTGACTATGTGCTCAGGTTTTCGGGCAGGATAGACTCTATCGAGGTCGGGGACGACGACGTCAGGGTCGCGGCGAGAGACATGGGCGGCGTGCTTCAGGATACGTTTATTGAGGGATCGGCAACGTATGGCAGCGACGACGTTGAGGCCGAGATGCAAGAGATCATCAATGCATCGATGAGCTCTCCCGTCACGCTATACACCCCAGCCTCGCCGGGCTGGGTACTACTGCCGTGGATGCAAGACCGCATGCCTCTACTTGATGCGCTGCGCAGGCTCGCGCTGCAGATAGGCTGGGACGTGCGGTATAAGTACGACAGCGGGACAAGCGCGTATCGGCTAACCCTGTGGAGTCCAGACAGGGCAAACGAGGTGCCCGCCGAGTTCATACAAAAAGACAGATACTATTCCACGGCGGGCGCGTCGCTGTCTCTCAGTGGGATCCGCAATGTCGGCGACGTATCGTATACTGACTCCGTCGCCATGACTCGTAGCATCGTTAACATTTCGGATGCGGCCAGCATCGCAAAATATGGCCGCAGGTTTTTTGCGATCGCCGAATCGTCGACCAGCAATATAGATACATCCACGGAGGCGACCGCAATGATTACTGCAGCGATCGCCGATCTGAGCGAGCCCGTTGTAGAGCAGTCAATCGAGTCAAAATACAATCCACTTATAGAGCTGTCGGACACCGTGCTCTTCGCACGCGATGGTGTCATGTTCGATGCAGACCAACGGCTGGCGGTTACTTCTCTGTCTCATTCGTTTGGTGATGGCGGCTCGGCCTCGACGACGCTTGGGCTGCGCGGAAAAGCGGCGGTTGGGTTCAGCCGCTGGCTCTCGCTCGACTCAAGACTCGGCACGTCGCCAATCCGTGTTTGCACCTTGAGCAAGGCTGATAGCACACAGTCTTTCGGCGCTCCCGCTGTCGACAACGTGGTCATTTTCGACAATGTGGCGGTCGAAGATGACGCGTCGATGTGGACATATAACGACCCGAGCTACGAGCTCTATGTTTGGGATACGGGTATATACGAGGTCATTGGCTCGATCTTTTTATCCACCGATGGCGTCGCGAGCGGAGGATTGCCCGTGGTTGTTGACCTTGCGGCGCCGGCCCGCGTATATTCTTACAAAAAGCTGGGGCCAGTGGCCGCTACCGACGTTTTCGAGGTGCCCATTGCCTGGCGCGGAACCTTGCTTGGCGGAACACAGATAAAAGTGAAGGTGACTTCCGTCGCGTCAAATGTCACCCTCAAAATCGGCTCGTCATATCCAAACCGACTATCAGTCAGAAGGGCTCGTTAATGTCTTCGCAGCTCGAGACAGATCTCATCGCGTTGTTTACACCCGCCAATTTCACGGCCACAAAAGAGGATGCCGCCACGGGATGGACTGGCGCCATAGAGTCTCTATATGATGGAAAACCAGGTGGGTCAACGATCACAGGAGGCACAGCATCGGGTGACGACCTAACGCTGGTATCGACCTCGTACGGGACCAAGGGCAGCATCATCCTTGGGTCGGCATCGGCATACGACGAGGTCAACGACAGGCTTGGTTTGGGTACGACAGAACCGACGAAGAAGGTTGACGTTGTCACGACCGCGGCAAACGCGATCAACTGGGAAGCCCGAGTTTCTAATCCGTACAACCAGAACGCAACCGGATATGGGGCTGGACTGCAGTTGAAAAACTCGACAGGTAGTAGCGGGAACGAACCGAATAAATGGGCGGGCGTCGCTGCCGTTGCGGGCACCGGCGGGTATTCCGCCGTAACGGATATGGTTTTCTATACCGCTAATTCTGGAGCGCCAACCGAGAAGATGCGAATTACGGGGAGCGGCAAAGTTGGAGTAAATGTCAACCCCACGTATACTTTTGATATATCATCAGCAGGATGGCAAGCTGCCAGAATTCAGTCCGCCGATGATGCATTAGTGACACTAGGAAGCACTATCGCGTCTTCGCAAAATTGGACATTCGGTGCATCGTCAAACACGTCGGGACAGGGGTCGAATCTCTTTTTCATCGGCACATCGACAAGCACGGCCGGTTCGGTATCACAAAAACTAACAATCACATCAGCAGGTTTAGTTGGCATAAACACAGCTCCTGATGCCGCAGTTGGGCTTAATACATATTGCGATATTGCGAGCGGCTATGCTGGCAAATTCCACAACGACGGCAACAATATCAACAGGCATGGCCTACTTGTTAGTGCTGGCAAAGACGACGGCGCAGACGGGACGTACTATCTCTATTGCCAAGACGGCGACGGCACCGCTGTGGGATACATTGAACACAATGCAGGAGCGTTCCGGCTGGTTGATACGTCAGACGAGAGGTCGAAGAAAGACATTGCCCCAACAAGGGTTCGCGGAATCGAAACGCTACAGGGAATCAATCCGATTGAATTCAGGCGCGTGCGGCAAGGCGCAGATGCGCGCCTGGTTGCGTGTGGCCTATCCGCCCAAAACCTGCAAGCGGTATATCCAGAGGCGGTGTCAATTGGCATGGATGGCATGTTGGGCGTAGCAAAAGACAGCTTGATCCCTGTGTTGGTTCAAGCGGTGAAAGAACAGCAGCAACAGATAGAGGGCCTAAAGCAGCAGGTCGAGCATCTGTTGTCGTCTAAGGTGGACAAATGAGCCCCCCGGGAAAGGCAAATCCGCTCCGCGTCGCGAAATATCTGGTTGCCGTTGCCGCCGCCGTCGTCACGGTAGGGGCGGCCGCGCGCGCTCTCGGAGTCACGGTAGAATGGCAAACACGGGCAGCTGCGGCAGAGCAGCATGATGAAATCAAGAACGAGCTGCGGGCAGAGCAAAGAGAGAGCGTGCGCGTGCTCGAGGAACGACTTGACAGAGGCTTCGAGTCTATAACGAATCGGCTTGACAGGCTGATAGAAGGGAGAAAAACCAAGCGGTAGCACCATCGATGTTGACACGTCTCCGACGCTGTGATATATATATGACAGTGAGGCATAGGTGAAAGGGGTACAGGCATGAAGGTCGCGGGATATAGGGACGGCGTGCCGTTTGATTTGTCCTTGAGCTACATAGGTCACGACGCGAGAGGCGGACATGCCATGCTGTCGGAGGAGGCGTCGAGCGCGTATTTGTTGATGGCCATGGCTGCCAGCAAGGCCGGTCACGAGCTCGTGGTCAACTCGGCATGGCGCAGCAACGATCACCAGCGGCGACTGTACTCGTTTTGGGAGTCGGCAAAAATGCGGTGGGACAAAGGCGATCCGCTCACTCGTGGACCACGCCCCCTGCGGCCGAGCCGACCAGGCCATTCGCCACACGAATCTGGCAATGCTGTAGACATCGATGTATTCGAGGCCGGAAAGCCGCGACCTGTTGTTGCGTGGCTGAAGGCGCACGCTGCGGAATACGGGTTCCGCGCTACGGTCCCGCAAGAACCTTGGCATTATGAATTCGTAGGTGCAAGGGAGACATCATGATACCGTTTTTCCGGCATCTGATCGACAAGTTTCTCCATGACGAACTAGCGGTCAGGAGGTGGGGGCGGGCCGTGCTGATGGCTCTGTCTGTCGGGGGTCTGGCATTTGCCGACCAGCTAGCCGATGTCATGGGCTACGCCGGCGACGACGGGCTGGTGCGCGCGGTCAAGATCGCGGCAGTAGTTGCCGGCTTCTTGTCGCTGGCCGTGACGGCAGGGGAGCGCAATGTCCCTCCTCCGCCTCCTGGGCCAGAGAAATGAGGGGCATGATAGTTGTCGCTGTGTTGTTCGCGGCGGCAGCCGTGGCGATCGCGTGCGCGGTTGATCGATGCGCGCCAGCGCTGGCAGCGACAGCAGCGATTGAGGAGACACACCTGCGCGACGTAGGGCAGATAGTCGCGCAACAGGCCGGTGCTGCTGCGCTGCGCGCAGAGGTAGCACGGGTGACTGCCGACAATGCAGGACTATCCTCGGCCCTAGGCGCGGCGCTGGCCGCAGCCCGACGCGTGCGGATCGAGCGTGTCGTGTCGGTATCCACTGGTCCCGTGGTGGCATCGGGGGAGGTCCCACTAGGTCGTCCTTGCCTGGTGGACATAGGCGACGAGATCGACGTCAGGGCAAGCGAGGTGCAGCTTAGGTCCGAGGCCGGTAATATGATGATAGTGGGATCGCTGTCGGCAGTGCGAGTGCGACCCGAGCCAGTATCCACCATTGCCACAGGCGTATTGTCTGCTGAGATGGCTCGCGTGCTAGAGACTCCGCCGCCGCCTCCTCCCGAGCGTGGGTGGTCGACTAGCTTGGTGCTGGTCGTGGGCGCATCTGCATTTATTGCTGGCGCGGTGGCGGGAGTCGCGATAGTGCTATAGCAGCAACACGCGTAGCGATCGGAGAGTGTCACTTGGATTTATCGCCAGACCAAAAGCTGCAGCTAAGAGACACCGCAGACGAGGATCTCTGTAGCTCGTTCGCCGGATACACGCGCGCCGAGCTTAGAAAAGCACGAGCTCTGATCAGGGCAGATGCGCGGAAGAATGCGAGAGCTCATCCGCCCATGGTGTCGGGCGGATCCAGAGAGGAGATGCGCGCCGAGATTGCGCGTCTCTCTAGGCAGGTCTCGGAGCTGAGTGCGCCCGCTATCGACCCAAGGAAAATCGCAATCCCAAAAAAACATCGGGGAGCACAGCGAGAATCTGTTGCTATCATCTGCGCGAGTGACTGGCATGCCGAAGAGACTGTCACGAGAGAGCAGACCAACGGGCTGAATGAGTTCAATTTGGACGTGTTTGAGTCTAGAGCAAAATGGCTATTCGCGAACGCGGCGGCGATGGTGGGCAAGGAAGCTGCGGCTGCTCCGGTCAGCAGGGTTATACTGTGGCTCGGCGGCGATCTCATCTCGGGTTCGATCCATGAAGACCTGATCGAAGGTAATTCGCTCGGACCGATAGACGCGTTGTCGCTTGTGCAAGACGTCGCTGCGGGTGGAATAGATGCGCTAGTACGAGACACCAAGATACCAGTTGACGTTATCGTTTCGGTCGGCAATCACTCGCGCATCACGCGCGAGCGCCGAGTACAGACAGAGCACGCAAACTCCCTAGAGTGGCTGCTCGGGCTATCGCTAGGCAGACATTATAGCGGGCACAAGCACATTCGCGTTATCTGCGAGCGAGCATATCACACGTACGTCGACGTGCTCGGACACGTCGTGCGATTCCACCACGGGCACAATCTGCGATATGCTGGAGGCGTTAACGGTCTCAACGTGCCAGCGGCGCGAGCAGTCGCAGAGTGGAACCGCGGTCGAGCGGCAGAACTCGACGTGTTCGGACATTTTCACGCGCTGACATTCGGTCGCGATTTCGCCGCGAACGGAAGCCTGGTTGGGCACAACGCCTTTGCCGTGTCTATTCGCGCGGCATATCAGCAGCCGTCACAGGCGTTTTTGTTGATCGACTCGCGGCATGGGCTGACCACTAGAGCCCCGATCTATCTTGACGCGCCATGTTGACACGCTGGCCCGCAAAGTTTGCATGCCGCAGAGCGAAACGCGACTTCGGTGTCGCAGTTTACGCAGCGTGTCAAACCGTAAGTAGCTGATATTGCATAACGGCACGCAACATGCACACTATATAGAACATGAACGCAACGATCACGACAGAGGCGGTGGCGGCAGTGATAGAGCTACATGCCGATCGAGACTCGAAGCTGGCCTATGTCCCGTCTGTCGTGAGATGGATGCTGGGCGGTGGACACAGCAGGCAGGTGATACTCGACTCGATCATGGCAGCCGACCTCGCCGGCGCGATCGAGCTCCGCCCCGAGTCAGGCATGGGCAGGCTGTCGTGCGCGGACAGGTCGCTGTGTCCGGAGCCCGCGGGCTGGCCGCTGAGCTGGGTACGCTCCAGGGGAGCCCGCAAATGAGCACACCGTCAGATGCGCACACCGAGCATCAGTACAGAGCAGGTGCGCTCAGGGTGATGGCATGGGTGGCTGCCCACGTTATCGCGTCGGCTGACCCATGCAGTGAGACCGTCGTATTGCGCATCCCTGACGAGTGGACACCTAGCCGCGCAGAGGTAGCCGCCCTGCGCGAGCTGCTGCGGATTGGGTCGGAGACTCGATAGCGAGGGCCGCAAAGTTTGCATGTAAGCAAGAGGACACACACGGACCAGGAGGACGACATGGCTGAGATGATAGGTGGCGACACGCTGTCCGCAGCGGTCAAACAACTGCAAGCCCTGGCGACATCACAAGAGATGCTCGATGCGGTGCTGTCGTTACAGGCAGGCACTGACAGCACCGCGGCGCTGTGTCGATGCCTGGACAGGATCGAGACGGCGATAGAGAGCGTGCGCGATGCGCAGGTAGACACGGTGATAGCGCTGCTGCTGGCGCGCGACGCTAGCGAATCTGCTGGGGGTCAAAGCAAATGACAGAATACGGACGAGTGATATCTCTCGAGGATCGCCGCATGCTGCTGTCTCACGCAGCGAGAATAGCACGAGACGACCGCGAGCGCGAGGCAGTCGAGGCGATGCGAAAGCAGCACGACGCGGACACGCGCGCTGTTGTCGTGTCTACCATCGCCGCATTTGTTGCTCTGGCAGCAATAATAGCGGCCGGAATGGTGATGCTATGACGCTCGTTACGCGGGGCATGCCGTTCGCCACGTATCGATCGCTGTCTGGCGAGCATGCCACTGCGCTGAGGTTCGCTCTCGACTCGCCGCTGGCGTATCGCCGGCACATAGACGCGCCACAGGCGGACACGGACGCGATGCTGATGGGCCGGGCTATCCACTCACGAGTCTTGGAGCCAATGTGTTACGATGTAGGATACGCGGTTTGGCAAGGCGGCGCGAAACGCGGCAAGGACTGGGAGGTATTCTTGGGCGCGACTGGCGGACAGGAGGTGATCACAGCGGCGCAGTCGATGATCGTCGACACGGTTGCGGAGTCGATGTTTGCTCACCCTCGTGCGGGTGAGCTGCTCTCACAACCAGGGGAGACGGAGCTCACGATAGTCTGGACGCATGCGATCACCGGCAAAAAGATCAAATGCAGGATAGACAAGTTCACCGAGACGGGCTGTCTCGTGGACGTAAAGACTACTCGCGACCCTAGCCGCCGCGCATTTGCGGCGGCATGCGCGCGGTATGGCTATGCCATGCAGCTGGCTTTGTATCACGATGCCCTCGACAGCGCTGGGATGACGCCGCGGGCAGTGAAAATAATCGCGGCACAGTCGGTAGAGCCATACGATACCGTCGTCTACACACTAGACGCGGAGACTATCGAGATCGGCCGAGGGCAATACGAGCGAGCACTTGAGACCGTAGTGATGTGCGAGGCCACGGGCTGCTGGCCTGGACAAGAGCAAGATGAGGTCGTGCTGCGCCTGCCGGCGTGGGCCGACAGCGCCGAGTCTGCAATTACGCTCGACGGTGAGCCGCTGTGGAGATTGTCTCCGGCCACCAATCGGCCCGCTTTGCTGGTGGACACCGAGAAAAAAACAGGAGAGCAAAAATCATGTCAAGCCTAGTTGACTACAACCATCCAGACCTGCTGTTCCCGTCGCGATACGTCAAGGCCGCGGACTTGCGCGGTCGGGATTGCGTCGTCGTAATCGACAAGATAGCGCCACGAGAGGAGCTAATTATGGCTGGAGGAGTCGTCGAAGAAAAGCCCGTCATGTATTTCCGAGACAAAGATAAGGCGCTAGTCCTAAACAAAACAAACTGTCAGATAATCGCATCCATCTACGGGTCCGAGATCACATCTTGGATCGGCAAGCCGATCACGCTCTATCACGCGCGAGTGAAATTCGGCGCCGGCGAGGTCGATGCAATCCGCGTGCGGCCGGTGAGGCCAACAACAGTACCCGGGGCGGCTCCGTCGAAGGAGGCCATCAAATGAAAACGTGCGGAAAATGCACGCACTATATACCAGGCGTGCCCGTAAAAAGCGGGTCGTGCAGGTGCGAGTTGCCGAGCTTCGCGGCCGGCGCTACCGCTGTAGCGTCGCGCGTTGTCGGCGCTGACGATGCCTACGCTCTCCTCTGTAACACGTATGTCGACCATGCCGAGACATGCTGTCTCCCGTGCGCACGGCAGGAGAGCGAGTCCGGCGAGTCCGGTGACGGGGCTCTCAAGTACGATGACGGCAAGCCCCCGTTACAGCTGCTGCCGGGCGGCTCGCTCGTGGATGTAGCGCGCGTGATGCAGCACGGGGCCAGCAAATACGGGGCGACGAATTGGACACGCGGCATGGCGTGGACTCGACTTGTGGGCGCGACGCTGCGCCACGTGTATGCCTGGGCAGGAGGAGAGGACACGGACCGAGAGAGCAACCTGCCGCATCTTGCGCACGCGGTGTGCTGTCTGTTGTTTTTGCTATCGTATCAGGGACACAGCATCGGCGTCGATGACAGGGTCATTTTGCCGTCTGGTCCGCGAAAGGGTCCCGCGTGCGCATTCTGGCCGAAAGACTCGGCGGGCGGCGGCACGAGAAAGATCATCGCGACGGCAGACGAGGACGCCGGTAGATGAGGTATGATATCATCGTCGTTGCTGGGTACGTGACTCGTCTCGCTAGGATGCGCTGCCGTGGCGCCGGGTCGCGAGATCACATCTCGGCCATCGCGGACGCAGCCGACGATGGACTCGTAGTGCTGCCGATAGCGCACGCGTCTACGCGGGAGCAGGTGCATGCACAACTCAAAGCAGTTGATTCGGCGATTGCGATCCTCGGAGGACAAGTCACCAGCAGGAGGGCGGCAAACCAGGAAGCGGAGGAGCGGGCCCGCGCCATCCGAGATCGGGAGTGGAGCGACAGATCCCTCGTCAGGGATCCAGCCCGATGCCCATCAGCGCAGAGAGATCTCGTTGACGCTTGGGCAGCTGTATGCGATCCTGGGCGTACTTGAGCGCTCTGCATTTTTTGCGCACCGCGACGAGCTGAGATCGGCAGCGATAGCGATAGATCAGTGCCTCTCCGCAAGCAAAACCAACGCTGGCCCGCAAAGTTTGCATGCCGCAGAGCGAAACGCGACTTCGATGTCGCAGTTTACGCAGCGTGTCAAACCGTAAGTGGTTGATATCACGTGACGGCACGTAACATGCACACTATATAGAACATGAACGCAACGAAAAACGAGGAGATTGTCAAATGAAAACGTACGTTGTGTATCTGCAGGACCTAAATGGGGCCGCGACAGCAATCGGAGAGATAGACTCGGAGTCCGGGCTCGATGCCATCGCCAAGGCCCGCGAGGCGTATGGAAAATATGTCGATAGCGGGGTGGCTTTGTGCGTAACGACCAGCGCCTGTCCATCCGAGTACGTGCGCAGGGTGCTGGTCGATCCCACCATGATACGAACGACGGACGAGCATCGGATGTATATCAGGACGATGTTATCGCCGGAGAACCTGGACCGCTGCGGCGGGAAAAGAGAGGAGCGCATCGAACGGATAAAGAGCATGCTGGCATGGCAGGCGCTGTCGAGCTCGCATCTTACGCGGCGGTATCGCACATGAGCAGCTGCAACTATTACACGCCGGATAACACGTGCGAATTATCGGCACTCGAGATATCAGCTGCAAATACGATGCTGCAAGACTGGCTCGACAGCGAGGGGACAGATGCCGACAACGCAGTAGCGGTTGCCGCCATAGCGGCCCGGGTGCTGCGTGTGGTAATACAGCAACAGACCAGGAGCTCTGCGGACGTGTGGTTCTTTTTTACGCCTGGCGTCAAGGCACTAAAGGCAGGTGAGCCATGAAACCAATCACTGCGTATCATTTTTTGTCCCTAGGGGGGAGACTACGTAAGCCGGTGAACGGACACACGCATGTCGTAGCAGGGCTTGCACTACACGAGGACGAGATACAGCTGTGTGTCCGCGGTCTACATGCCAGCATAGAGCCACTCGACGCGCTACAATACGCTCCCGGTCCGTGTCTTACGCTGGTGGAGTGTAGCGGGAAAATCGTAAAGTATATCGACAAAATCGTCTGTACAGACCGCAAGGTGATTGCCGGTCCTGTTGATGTAACGGATATTATCGTCCGATTTGCTGCGTGGTGTGCTACACGTGCCAAGGCTGCTGCTAATGCTGCTGCTGCCTGTGGTGCTGCTCGTGCTGCTGCTGCTTATGCTGCTGCTGATGCTGATGCTGCCTGTGATGCTGCTGCTTATGATGCTGCTCGTGCTGCTGCTGCTTATGCTGCTGCTGATGCTTATGCTGCCTGTGATGCTGCTGCTTATGATGCTGCTCGTGCTGCTGCTGCCCGTGCTGATGCTTATGCTGCTGCTGCTGCTGCTGCTGCTGCCTGTGATGCTGCTCGTGCTGCTGCTGCTTATGCTGCTGCTGCTGCCTGTGATGCTGCTCGAGCTGCTCGAGCTGCTGCTGATGCTGCTGCTGCTAAAGTTCGCCCGCGGCAGGTCCGCGCACCAAAAAGCAGTACAGACGAAAGAAAAGCGCAAAACGAATGGTTGCGCGTAGAGTTTGCCAGGGCACTAAAGGCGGGTGAGCCATGAAACCAATCACTGCGTATCATTTTTTGGCCCTGGGGGGGCGCATGCGCCATCCGGTGAACGGACACACGCATGTCGTAGCAGGGCTTGCACTACACGAGGACGAGATACAGCTGTGTGTCCGCGGCCTACATGCTAGCATAAAGCCGATCGACGCACTACAATACGCTCCCGGTCCGTGTCTTACGCTGGTGGAGTGTAGCGGGAAAATCGTAAAGGATATCGACAAAATCGTCTGTACGGACCGCAAGGTGATTGCCGGTCCTGTTGATGTAACGGATATTATCGTCCGATTTGCTCAGTGGTGTGCTACACGCGCCAAGGCTGCTGCTGCTGCTTATGCTGCTAATGCTGCTTATGCTGTCGGTACTGTTGCTGATGCTAATGCTGATGCTGCTGATGCTGCTGCTTATGCTGCTAATGCTGCTGCTTATGCTGCCAATGCTGATGCTGCTGCTTATGCTGCTGCTGTCCGTGCTGATGCTTATGCTGCTAATGCTGCTGCTTATGATGCTGCTCGTGCTGCTGCTGCTTATGCTGCTGCTTATGCTGCTGCTGCTGCTGCTGATGCTGATGCTGCTGCTGCCCGTGCTGCTGCTTATGCTACCCGTGCTGCTGCTGATGCTGCTGCTGCTGCTCGTGCGGCTGCTGCTGCGTATGATGCTACTGCTAAAGTTCGCCCCCGGCAGGTCCGCGCACCAAAAAGCAGTACAGACGAAAGAAAAGCGCAAAACAGCTGGTTGCGCGTAGAGTTTGCCAAGGCACTAAAGGCAGGCGGGTGAGCCATGAAACCAATCACTGCATATCATTTTTTGGTCCTGGGGGGGCGCATGCGCCATCCGGTGGACGGACACACTCATGTCACAAAAGGACTATCGCTACACGAGGATAAAATAAAGCTGTGTGTCCGCGGCCTACATGCCAGCATAGAGCCACTCGACGCACTACAATACGCTCCAGGTCCGTGTCTTACGCTGGTGGAGTGTAGCGGAGATGTGCTATGCGAGGACGATAAAATCGTCTGTACAGACCGCAAGGTGATTGCCGGTCCTGTTGATGTAACGGATATTATCGTCCGATTTGCTCAGTGGTGCGCAGATAGGGCCAATGCTACTGCTGCTGCTGCTGCTGCTGCCTGTGATGCAACATTTTGGGCCGCCCGTGATGCTGCTGATGCTGCTGCTGCTGCTACACGTGCCGCCAATGCTACCCGTGCTGCTGCTTATACTGCTGCTTATGCTGCTGCTGCTAATGCTGCTGCCGCGTCTGCCCGCTCTGATGTTTATGCTACTAATGTCACCAAAGCGGCGGCGGATGCTGCTGCGTATGGTGCTACTGCTACTGCTTATGGTGTTGCTTGTGCCGCAGCTGCCGCCCGTGCTGCTGCTGTTGCTACTAATGTCGCCAAAGCGGCTGCTGCTGCTGCTGCGTATGATGCTACTGCTGCTAAAGCTCGCCCCCGGCGGCGCCGCGCATCGAAACGCGGTACAGACGAAAGAAAAACGCAAAACAGCTGGCTGCGCGTAGAGTTCGCCAAGGCACTAAAGGCGGGTGGTGAGCCATGAAACCAATCACTGCGTATCATTTTTTGTCCCTAGGGGGGAGACTACGTAAGCCGGTGAACGGACACACGCATGTCGTAGCGGGGCTTGCACTACACGAGGACGAGATACAGCTGTGTGTCCGCGGTCTACATGCCAGCATAGAGCCACTCGACGCGCTACAATACGCTCCCGGTCCGTGTCTTACGCTGGTGGAGTGTAGCGGGAAAATCGTAAAGTATATCGACAAAATCGTCTGTACAGACCGCAAGGTGATTGCCGGTCCTGTTGATGTAACGGATATTATCGTCCGATTTGCTCAGTGGTGTGCAGATAGGGCCAATGCTACTGCTGCTGCTGCTGCTGCTGCCTGTGCTGATGCTTATGCTGCTCGTGCTGCTGCTGATGCTGCTGCTGATGCTGCTGCTGCTCGTGCTGATGCTTATGCTGCTGCTGCTCGTGCTGATGCTTATGCTGCTCGTGCTACTGCTGATGCTGCTGCTGCTCGTGCTGATGCTGATGCTGCTGCTTATGCTGCTGATGCTGCTGCTGATGCTGCTGCTGCTGCTGCTGCTGCCTGTGATGCTGCTGCTGCTGCTGCTGCCCGTGCTGATGCTTATGCTGCTGCTGCTGCTGATGCTGATGCTTATGCTGCTGCTGCTGCTGATGCTGATGCTTATGCTGCTCGTGCTGCTTCTTATGCTGCTGATGCTGCTGCTGATGCTGCTGCTGCTGCTGCTGCTGCCCGTGATGCTGCTGCTGCTGCTTATGCTGCTGCTGCTAAAGTTCGCCCGCGGCAGGTCCGCGCACCAAAAAGCAGGACAGACGAGAGAGCAGCGCAAAACAGCTGGTTCTGTAGAGAGTTTGCCAAGGCACTCGCCAGACACGGAGGCAGCAAGAGAAAAACGGAGCGAGGTTAACACATGCGCAACACCAAACAAGACCGCTGGACGTGTCAATTTTGCAAGGCGAGGGATTGCCGTTTCACCACAACGGGGAACGGTCGTGCCCGCAATGTGCGGCCTTGTACGAGCGCGCACGAAAGAGCGGGATGCCTGCGAACGGTAGGCACGGATGACCGCCGAGATTGGAGGAATCGACAATGATTGACGAGGTCACGGTGATCGTGGATGTCCGTTTTGGGCGTCGCAGATGGAGGCAGTGCCGCAGTGTTTTTTTGGGGGACTGTCTCACAAAGAGAGAGAGAGACTCCGCTGTGCAAATAACGATTGAGGAGCTTGCGCTATTATTCCGATTCGAAAAGTCGCGGCGGGGTGACCACAAATGAGAAAACGTGCTTGCAGCGGACCGGGAATTTCGCGGCTGGAGCGTGACGAAATGCGCGACTTGGCGGCATGGCTGACAGCGGTCGTCGGCAGTGACTGGACACACGTAAAAAACGAGGGCACGAGCCACAGGGCATGCGGGGTACATGCTGGAGTGCCCGACATTTTGATCTTTCGGCCGCCGATCGTAGTTGCCGCTGGTAGTGGTACGGGCTATTGCGGCGCGGCGATCGAGCTCAAGCGCGTTGGTGGGGCGGCGCCGTCCGCGGCACAGCTCGCATGGATCGAAAAATTGCGCTCGTACGGATGGGCTGCCGCTGTCTGCTACGGCGCGTCGGCGTCGATAAGTTGGCTCAGTGGATTAGGGTATGGGCCGCAGGGATGACCATGATAGCAAACACTACGCAACGTCCGCTGCTGTTTTCACAGCCAACACAGCCCGCGGCGATACCGTCGCTGCGTGACTACCAGATATCAGCAGTAGAGTCAGCAATTGCGGAGCTGGCCGATCATAGAGCGACACTGGTCATGTTGGCTACCGGCTGCGGCAAAACCCAGGTCGCGTGCGAACTCATCAGGCGCACGCGCGGGCGATCGTTGTTCGTGGCACATCGCGACGAGCTGCTGGCGCAGGCGTCGACGCGCATCGAACAGTTTACCGGCGTCACCCCCGAAAGAGAGCAGGCCGGGAGCTACGCTTTTCGCTCCGGCGTCGCTCCTGTTGTAGCATCAATCCAGAGTTTGAGTCGACCTCATCGTCTCGAGGCATTCGACCGCAACGCGTTTGAGCTCGTAATTGTAGACGAGGTGCATCACGCCACAGCGTCGACGTATCGGCGAGTAATCGACCATTTCGCCGGCGCAAAGATTGTCGGTCTAACCGCTACCCCCGACCGCTCTGACGGTAGCGCGCTCGGAAAGATACTCGAATCTGTCGCGTGTCAGTACGATCTCGCAGCAGCAATAGCGGACGGCTGGCTCTGTCAAGTGATAACACGCCGGGTCGTCGTTGCGGGTCTCGATTTTTCCCGGATCAAAACGGTTGCCGGCGACCTATCGGCGTCCGAGCTCGCGACCGTCATGGAGCAAGAGGGCGCGCTACACGAAATCGCGGCGCCCACGGTCGAGCTATCGGAGGGCAGAAAGACCATCGTCTTCGCATCATCTGTCGCACACGCAGAGCGACTGGCCGAGATAATCAATCGGTATTCCGGCCGCGATGTCGCGATGTCGATCAACGGGGAGACAGACAGAGACATGCGACGCCTACGGCTGCGGGAATTCGCGGACGGCAGGTGGCAGTATCTATGCAACTGCGGAATAGCAACGGAGGGGTTCGACTCGCCTGACACGTCATGCGTTGTTATGGGGCGACCGACCAAGAGCCGCTCTCTCTACGCGCAGATGCTTGGTCGAGGCACGCGTGGCGGCACGCGATGCCCGGTCGGCGACAAAACCGACCTGCTCGTACTGGATTTCGTTGGCAACTCAGGAAGGCACTCGCTCGTCAGCGCGGTTGATCTGCTGGCCGGAAGCGCAGACGACGACGAAATCGCTCGCGCGAAAGCGTGGGCCGAGCAGTCAGAGAGACCGGTCGAAGTCGGAGAAGCGATCGCGCAAGCTCGAGCGGCGCGGGCTGCCGAGATCGCAAAAATTACCGCGGAGGCCAGGCGTGGCGTTGTCGGAGTGGCGTCATACCGCGTTGAGGCGACAGACCCATTTTCAACGCTGGGCGTCAAGCGAGATTACTTGACCCAGCGGTACGGCATGAGCCCTGCGTCCGACGCGCAAATAGCAGCGATAGCGCGCGCGCTCGGAAAGATATTGCCGCCGCCGGACCTGTCTAAACACGAAGCCAGTCATTTGCTCCAGGCGTTCGCCGACCGCCGACAGCGCGGACTGGCAACATACTCACAGGTGGCGTGCCTGGCGAAAAAGGGATGCGACGCAAGGACATGGACATTTGCGCAGGCATCGGCTACCATAGATTGGATGAGCAAAAATTCGTGGCGCCGACCAAGCGCAGGCACGGTCGCGGCTATACTGGGGCCCGAATAACAACGCGGTGGCGCCGTCTAACCCAAAGTGCGGCAGGGGTACGCAAAGTTTGCATGTATCCGGACAGAAACGTCGCAGATCACGCAGCGCGTCAAACCGTAAGTAGTTGATTCTGCGTGGTGGCACGATGCTAGCATGACACATAGTGCAACCGGCCAGAAGGTACTCGCCCCTGGCCGCGTATTTAACAGCGAGAGAAGTCAAAGGGAGGAACTGAGCCATGAACGACGACAACCACGAGACGCGGGACGAGTACGAGGATCGGAAGGAGCAGCACGAAGCGGCATCTGAGATTGATGCTTTCCGCGCGTCATGCACGCACATTCACGTCATCTACCGCCCTGTTGGAGGCAACGCGGAGGGTTGGCTGCCGGTGTGGGTCTGCGAGCGGTGCTGCGCCAAGTTCGTGCCGGAAACGCAGGTCAATATGGCGTTTCGCGCGGCCGCGCACCCGGAGGCTGCGGTCGGTGACTGCGCGGGCGTAGGTTGGGACGGGTGCCGCACCTGTCTGCGAAAGGGTAATCGCGATGTGTGAGGAGCCCTATGACGAGATCGTGGTGGTGTGCGAGGACGGGATGCGCCTGTTCGTTCGTGGGAATCCTGCGCGTCGTGTCTGCTGGCTAGGTATCGGTCGGCAGACCAGCGACGAGCACGAGGCGGGAGATCCTGGCGAGCCCGCTCTTATCGCTGAGATGGACGAGGACGCGGTGAAGGCGCTGCGAAAGGCGTTCACGGGGATCTTGATATGAAATGCGAAGCCTGCGGGAAAGATGGCACGCTTTCGGATGCTGTTGAGTGCGATGCGGGCACCTACGATCTCGACGTTGCGCTGGGCAAAGAGCCCTTGTCGGTTGTGCGCGTATTGATGCTCAACGGGTTTCGATCTCGCATTAGAGCCGACGAGCGAGCGAAGGTGTTGGCGATGGCGCGGGAGCGCGTAGCACAGATGTGGCGCGTTGCCGATACGCGTGACGAATGGGTCAGACTACCTGACGTGCTCGCCGTCATCGACGACCTGGCAAGGGAGGGGGGAGTCAAGGTGGGAATCGAGCCATCTTCCCCCCTCCCACCGGCCGATGTTCCCCCCTCCCCGGCGACCCCGGCCTCAATGCTTTGTCATCCTTGAGGACGCCGCCATGGTGGAGGCGACTGACTGACTGACCGACCGAGGAAGTACCAACAAAGGAGTCTGGAGATGCACACCAAGGCCCTGGATATCGCGGATGAGCCCATGAGTGCGGGGCACACAACCATGCGTCTTGCAGCGGCGAACGCCACTGAGGCTGTGTCGACGACTGCGGTGATGACTCGCTCACTGGCACAGTCGCGCAGCTCGAGCCCAAGGCCGAGCTGTACGACCGGTATGTCAACGCGGAGGGTCTCTACACGCTGCAGAACTGCGGGCGAGCTCTCGGGGTTGGACCTAACCACTTCTGCCGCTGGCTCTATGACAGCGGCTACATGTTTCGGCAGGACGGTCATCTGGTGCCATACGTACAGCATGGCGAGACTGGCGCGAAGTTCTTTGTCGTCAAGTCGACCAGCATCAAGCGCCCCGGCCTGCCTGTCGTCACGTCCGCACAGGCGTACGTCACGCAGAAAGGGAAGGTTCATTTCGAGAAGGTGCTGACGACCGCCGCGGATTTATTTGACTCGGTCTAAAATTGATGTAATAATCATATGGCGTTGCTAATTTACCGGGAGATCGATCGATGTGGACCAAGCTTTGTGACTCTTACACTGACCACCCCAAGCTGCACCTAGCTAGCGAGTACCTCGCGGCGTCGCTGTCGGCGCGACGCGAAGCCCTAGCAAACGATGTAGCAAACGATGTAGCAAATTGTAGCAAAACTGTAGCAAACGATGTAGCAAACGGCGATGCCCTACTGCCGTTCACGACGAACATTATCGCCGGCTGCTACTCGCGATGCCTGGCGTGGTGCTCGCGCCACCTAACGGGAGGCACGATCCCGTTAGGTATGCTACTGTCAATTGCTGTCTCGAGAGACGTCATATCCGCCATGACGCGCGCGCGTCTAATTGATGTCGCGGACGACGGGACACTATCTATCCACGACTACGCAGTCTACAATAAGTCCCGGAAATCACAAGCGAAAGGAGGAAGCGTCAGCGAGGCCAGAGCAGAGGCAGGGAGAAGAGGAGGTAGAGCAAGGGCAGCAGCGCTGGCGTCGCCGAGCACCACTGGCACCACTGAAGAGGTCGCACTCGAAGCAAACAACGTAGCAAATTGTAGCAAACCTGTAGCAAAACTTGTAGCAAAACTTGTAGCAAACCCTAGCAAAACCGTAGCAAACGATGTAGCAAATTGTGGCAAACATGGTACGGGTACGGGTACGGGTACGTACATGAAAGAAGAAGAGACGGAAAAATCAACACCCTATGACGTTGATAAAGACAAGGACATACCCCTACAGCGAGACATACTACCTCCCGCGCGCACGCGGGACTCGGGGCAAGATGATGCCATGCCCGGGCAAGATGATGCCATGCCCGGGCAAGATGACGACGATGGTGGATACGCGGCTGCGCTGGCCAATGACCGATGGGCGCCGCTCCCGACGGGCCCATACGTAAGTCATTTGCCAGACGAGCCGCCGCCGCAGAAGCGCGCGATAAGGCACAGCAAAGAGCAGATCAAGACGTTCGCGCTGCCCGACGACGATGCGTGTTTCTAGGAAGGGGACTGGGTATGGGGCTGACCATCGATGACGTAATGTCTAGGCTAGCCGGAGTCAAGGGATCGAGGGGGCAATGGACGGCTCTATGCCCAGCACACGGAGACAAAACCCGATCACTGGCGATAAGCGTCAGCGCTCGCAACGGTGCGCCGCTGCTGTATTGCCACGCCGGGTGCGACTATCGCGATATCATAGCCGCGTTGGGGGTGACCGCGCCGATTACGCGGAGGACAAGTCAACAGCCGTGCCGTCTCCCGCCGCGCCCGGCTCAGATTTTTCGCAACGCGATCGATGCTCCGCTGTCGCTGCCAGGGCTCGAGCTAGCGCACGAGTGGCGATACCAGAGCAGCGACATGTCTACTGCTTTTTTGGTTTACCGGCTCCATGATGCCAGCGGTGCGAAAACTATACGACCCGTGACTACATGCACAGGAGGCTGGTGTTGGGGTCTGCCTGCCCCGCTGCGGCCTTTGTACGGGCTACCCAAGGTCATGAGCTCAACCGGCCTCGTGGTGATTACTGAGGGTGAAAAGGCAGCCGATGCCGTTGCCGCCGCCGGACTTGTCGCGACAACGTCAGTTGGGGGCGCCGCAGCGGCACGCAAAAGCGATTGGTCGGTGCTTGCTGGCAGGGAGGTGCTTGTCTGGCCAGACAACGACGAGCCTGGTGCGGCGTACGCGCGCGACGTCGCGAATCTGCTGGGGGGTCACGGCGTGCGAGCTCGATGCTTGCCGGCTGTCGGAGGACGAGGAGACGACGCAGCAGATCACAGCGATGTAGCAGGGTATATTGCAACATTTAGCTACAAACCAAGGAAGGGAACGAAGCCATGGTAAAATGGATTTTGAGGCTTGTGCTGGACGTACTCGAGACGGCACGCTACGCGATCGGTGACGGCGCCGAGCCGACAGAAGATGTCGAGCTAAAGGCAGAGGTAGTAGATGGCGATGAAAACGTACAGTGTTTTCCGCAGTTTGCCGTGGATCCCGAGTGTAAAAGTGAAAAAAAACTTGACATCAATTGTGTGCGTACGATATATTGTGATTTGGGGGCAAACAGGGAGTGTAGGTGCAGAGTGCTGGGCCGGCATGATTTCGTTCCTAGCGGGATAATGCAGGTGTATTGCGACTCGGAGTGCGCACATATCGGCCTGGGAATTTGTGTGGGGCGACGAAAAACACCAGAGAAGGGCGACTGAGGTAACCATTGTGAACACTGCAAACATCGCAAAACATGGATTCTACTTTTTGCTTGCATCTGGCATAGCGCTGTATCTGGCGATAGCTTTGTCCTTGGTAACCGTAGCCGGGTGTGCTGGATCGGTGTCGAGGCTGTCGCCGACAGATAGCCGATGCGCTCCGCCGCCGAAGGTGCGAAATGACGTGGCTGTGCTACTGGGTTGTCAAAACAATCCCGACGACGGCGAGCTCGACTGCGGCTATATCGGAATGATTGACGATTCGCTGTGTTTTGAGTTGTTGTCGTCGAAGTTGTGTGGTGAATGGTATGTGTCATATAGCGAGTGTGACGTGTTGTTGGATCTGCAGTCGCAACGGCGATCGCCGAAGCGACCTGCCGTAGACATGAAGCATGAGTCGATCTAAGCATGGTCGATGTGGGCGTGTTCCACACGCTGTGGAACACGCCGGTCGGGAGATTGCAAATGGGCGAAAGAGCAATCAGATCAATGACCGCGAACGATAATTACAGATCCGGGTGGGACAGACTGTTCGCGGCGTCGCTGCGACGGTGTCCGTCGTGCGGCGAGGATCGCGAGATCAGCTCTGATTGGCGCAATTTTCCGCCATACGGCAGCACAACAACGCGCATGGTGTGTGGCGTGTGTGCCCTATCTGACGGCGTAGGCAATCGGGACGCCGTACATGTCGACACGCTCGAGGCGTGCGCGTGGGATGACGAGAGGTTTACGCCATGAGACCCGTGGATATCTGTATCTACTGGTCAGACGACGATGGTGAGTATGTTGCTGAGTGTCTGTCGATGCCATGGCTGAGATGGACGGCTCCGACGCGCGGAGAGGTAAGACAGCTGGCTTATGCGATGCTCGAGCAAGAGCTTGGCTTTTTGGCCGTCGACGGCGCATTACCGTGGCCGGGGGAGGGCGACGATGGATAGCACGACGTGGTTTGTTTCTGCGTTTTTTCTTTTTGCGTGCGCGTCGTCGTGCTGCGACGATTGTGACCGCGCCGATTGCGACGCCGGAGAATCATGCGGTGTGTGCATCGGAGGGTACGATATCGGTCCATTGTTGGCCGATGGCGGACACGCGTGCCGGCTATCGTGCGGAGAGATAGATTGCAGAGATTATGATTATGTGGGCGGCTATATTGGCGAGTGCCACGCGTCGGTTGACTATGTCTACGCCTGTGTCAATGGCGTCACAACCACGTTGACGTTTGTGTCGGACGGCTGCCCACCTGGATGCTGGTACCTGCGGCGGTCCATGGAGTCAGAGTGCAGGCAATGATCAATCCGCGAATACTGCAGATACCAGCAT